ATTCAGCTTCTTAGGCGTAACAATAACATCATCGAGGAAGTTAGATCCAGTATTTTGATGCGTTTCCGCTTGAGTAGCAATTCTTGCAATACCGCGTCGTGTTTCGGTGGCGGTTTTATTTGCCAGTACCTTCGGTGTCACTGCTACCTCATCGCTAGGATTCTGTTCATGGTTTTTGTTGGTTTCGTCTTGCGTAGCCAGTGCAATTACACCTACACGGTCTTTACGAGTCGGATCGACACGTTCAACGATAGGATGAGCATGTGCTACTAACCAGTGTTTCTTCCCGTCATCACCTTCTGAATAAGAGAACTCCAGATAGGGAACATAATCATTTGCAGCATTGAACGACAATTCAGACACTTCTTTCCATGTGCTAGCGCCGTTAAACGGATATTCGCTGCGTTTAGGGAATTGAAGCATATTTTTTTGCATCAGAATTTTCGTATCATCTGCTACCGTAACGATCCGGCAGGTCTGGTTTCCGTGCATATACTGCATAGATACCTGAATGCGGTCGCCAATCTCTACGTTAGTAGGAAGCGTCAGCGTAACATTACCATCACCGAATACAGCGACATAGCTGTTAGGTTGCAAGCGGGTATCCGATACAATAGGAGTTAAACGAACCGATTGATCACCATCCCAGACACGCCATAAGTTTTCCGATTTATCAAAGATAAATGCCCCGTGACCGCTACGTTTGCCTACGATCTCTTTAATGCCATCGGCACCAATAGAATGTTCCTGAGCATTGGTATGTACCTTGATCGTTACGTGATTGGTTGCGGTTAATCCATCCAGGTCAGTAGTGCAAATAATATCACCGTTATTAGCAAATTTAGGCAGCATCAGAACAATGTTACCCAGGGAACTACGACGATAAACCTGATCACCGTTTTGCATCTGAATCGGATCAATTGCTGGTTGAGCATATACCCCGCGCGGCTCTGTTCCTGTCTGGTATACATGCCAGCGTCCACGAGCAAAGATGAAATACATCATAGAATAAGGGGTAGTACAATACCATTTGCGGTCATATACATTGCCGTTATGATAGAACTCATGACCGGATGCAAGGAACGATAATTCGTTTACGCCACACTTGCCACCGATATCTTTTATTGTTATAGTGTCGCCCTCGGCTGGCTTAGTAGGCATCGAAAACGTCAAGTTTGCAAATTGGCAATCCGCTGCGATATAATCACCAGACTTTAAGGGAGTATCGCCGGAAGTCGCTGCAATGTAATCCCAACGCGGATCAGTACGCAGTGCTTGCCATTTAGTCGGATCAAATTCTCCGGCTGGCTTCGCGATGTTTTCCTTTGCATAGTAAGGACGGTTTTGATAAATTGCAGTACCATATTGATCATAACCGCGAGTCGTGTCATACTGCGTAATACCGTTATGGTAATTGAAAAAGGCAACGTTGACCGCATCGGTGAGAGTGTTCTTATCAGCATACGCAACATTAACAACTTTTTCATTACCAGCATCAAAGCCAAATGTGGCCTTAAAATGTTGACTTAGTAAATCTGCCATTATATGATCTCCTGTTATAGTATGAGATTATTTATAGAAAAGAGGATGTTATTATGGTTAAAGTTGATTTATCGGACGGGGCAAAATGGGTAGTTGACAGAATCCCCGATAAGGATTACAATTATTTCCGTGCCGAATTGAATATTGCAATTCTGCGAGTTATGGAGAAATACGGATATGACCGTGAAGTATCTAGCTCGTTTGATGAATCTGTTGTTGTGAGAGTGGAGAGAACCTAATTATGAGTTATAATCCGTTTAGTCGAACTACAGCGACACTTAATGATTTTTTTGATGATCCAGAAGATAAACTGCCGGAAGGTGTGCATTTAATTGATATGTCGCAGCTTATGATTGCTACTATCATGCATACCTTTAAGCCGGAAGATCCAATTAGTGAAGGCATGATTCGTCATCTTATTATTGACACCATGCGATATAATATGACAAAATTCAAAGAGCAATACCCGATTACTGTTCTTGCCTTTGATTCAAGCAAAGGATACTGGCGACGTGATATTGCACCTTACTATAAACGCAACCGTAAGGAAAAGCGAGACGCAGATCCGCGTGATTGGGAGATGATCTTTGCTGCGATTAATAAGATCACCGAAGAATTTAAAGAAAACATGCCTTATCACGTTATTAAGGTTGACAAAGTTGAAGCAGATGATATAATCGCTGTATTAACTAAAAAGTTTTCTGTAGAAGGTCGCCAGGTGCTAATAAACTCCGGCGATGGTGACTATACACAGTTACACAAATATAAAAATGTGAAACAGTGGGCGCCAGTACAGAAAGCATGGAAGAAGTGCAAATATGGTAGCCCTTACAAAGACCTTATGGTAAAATGTGTTAAGGGTGACGCAAAAGACGGTGTAGCTTCTGTCAAATGTCGTAGTGATTTTATTATCTCTCGACTGGAAGGGGAACGAGCTAAACCAATTGCGACAAAATGGTTAGAGCAAATTTTCGATGCCGAAGATCCTAAGTCCTTGATGACAGAGGAAGAAGCACGACGCTTTGACGAAAACCGTGTTCTTATTGATTTTGACGAGATCCCTGATAATATTCAGAATCAGATTCTTGAGGCATGGGAGAAGTCACAACCAGCACCACGCGGTCGCATTTATAACTATTTTGTAACAAATGCGTTAGTTAAAATGTTACAGAAAATTGGTGAGTTCTAAGGGTTGACATATGAAAGAACTTGAATTAAAATACTATGCACACTCACCGGAAGGTGTCGATATCATCCGTGATTTGTGGGTACCAATGTATGACGGTTACAATCTCATAGACCGTGATAACATTCTAAAACACGAGTTTTATTACGACACCGAAGACTATGCGCTACGTCAAAAAGGAATTTACGCACGACTTGACTGTAGAAAATCAGAGATCATGGTCAAAATTGGTGATAATGAATCTGGACTATTCAACCGCGAGGAAATGACATTTTCAGAATGGGATGAGTTCGCCCATTTTATTGATAGTCTAGGGGTAAACTCCGACTATATCACTACAAGAATGCAAGTAATGACATATCGCAAGTCATTGACTCTAGATATGGGTTGTGGTATAGTGGAAATGTGCAAAGACACTTTCTACTATGGCAAAGTAGGTGAAGGAGTGGGCGACACTGCTCACTATGAACTTGAGTTCGAGTTAAAATCAGGTGATGAAAAAGCACTTGACATTATCCGAGAAATGATGCTAGAATATGTAGGCGATGACCTACGTCCTAGCGAAATCTCAAAAGCTGAACGTGGTTTTCAATTAATGACTAAAGAGGGTTAATATTATGACTGAACAACAAGATAAAGTAGTATTCGACGAAAGCGTACACGGTCAGACACTGGCACAACTGATTAAAGAAGCCAGCGATCAGAAAACTATCCAGGAAGCATACGGCGATAAGATCAAAGAGATCAAGAAACGCGCTAAAGAAGAATTAGGCGTAGATGGTAAAATGTGGGGTATTCTGTTTAAGCTGTATCACCAGCAACAGCGCGAACAATTCGAAGAAGAACGCGACGAGGCGGTAGAACTCTATGACCGTGTGTTCAATGCTTAATGAAAACGCGGTGAAAGCCGCGAATAAAACCGCTAACGGCCTAGCGATTGAAAAGCTGGTAGCAGAGGAAGGTCTAACCTACTTAGAAGCGACCACACAGTTTGTAGAGGAAAACTCTATTGAATACGGACACTATCAGAAATATATTCCGGTGTCCATTATTGACAAAATTACACAAGAGTGTATAGTAAATAGAACGTTCAGGAAGGGAGTGATCGACGAACCGACCAACACTCTCGATATTTAAGAGGTATGTATGATCCGAAACCGTCTTCCTCCAGATCCAGATATGCGAATTAATGCTAAATCTGTTTACATGTTATACTGCATGATGAAAGCTCACATGAACGGGCGTTATGATTGCGTAAAATACAATTGGAGGATGCGGTTATCTGATGCCGCATTCAATAAACGCAGAGATAAGTATTATTTTGCAAAATTGGCGGATAAGTACAATCTAAGAGAATTATACTTCCTATTCCTAAGCAATCTGGTAGCTAATACCGATGCATGGGTAGGCGAAATCACTGATGTGGATGCATACGGATTTTATATGGAGTATATCGGTAAGATCACTGATGCTGCAACAAGGTTTGACGATGACATTAAAAGTCTGGTATACTTCTCAGAGAAACGCGGGGTTACTCTTAAAGAGCTAATTACATATAATCCCGCAACCGAAACTAGCGGTATCTTTAAACTACTGCAAAATCGGATTATATCGTTTGAGTCGTTTATGTTGTTAGATAGCTTTCTAAATATAATCGACGAACACGACAAGGTAGCCAAAGACTTGATTTGGCAAACTTATAGTGTTAAAATGAAGGCGTACAAGAAACTACTTGTTATTGACGCCGCAAAAGCAAGAGCATTATTTGTTAAAGTAGTTAAAGAGTGTAAAGAAATATCTCAATTAAAAGCCGAAACAAATAGTTGACAAGTAAATTTAAATCTGTATAATAGTCTAGTAAATTAATAGTTAATGTATAAAAGAGGTATAATTATGAACATTTTTCGTCGTCAAGATTCTTCCAAACTGCAAGCTCAACTGGCAGCACTGAAAGGTAGCAACGGCTTCTCCAAAGAAGATCCGAAAGAGTGGAAGATTAAAACTGACGCGGCGGGTAACGGTGAAGCACTGATTCGCTTCCTGCCGTCTAAGACAGAAGACGGTCTGCCGATTGTGAAACTGGTAAACCATTCCTTCAAAGTTAATGGCAAATGGTATTGGGAAAACTGCTCCAGCACTCATGGCGACTTTGATTCTTGCCCTGTGTGCAAATATATTAACGAAAAATCAGAAAAGATATTATTTTCAGCAGATGCATTCGGTAAATTTGGT